TTCATCGACTTGGTGTTGATCCCCGGCGTCTCGGAGATCCCGACGGGTTCGGTTCCGCCGACGCCCTTCATGGCGGCGAGGTCGAGCTTGAGGCCGAGCACCCGGGCGAGGTCCTCCTGGACGAGCTGCTCCACGGAGGGGTTCCCCATCCGGAGGAGCATGTTGCTCATCTTGACGAGCCCGGTCAGCGGGTGCGGGACCATCCCCACGTTCCCGAAGGTCGGGTTGCTCTCGGTGATCGCCGTGTTCTCGGTGCCCCAGTACGCCGTCGCCGCGCCGGTCTGCTTCCCCATCTCGACGGGCGAACCCACGAGGCCGGTGAGGTGGCGTGCGCCCGCCTCGAAGACGACCGTGTTCTTCCGGATCAGCCCGATGAACTGCTCGGGGAGGTACTGCTCCGCGATGAGGTAGCCACCGAGCGAGTCGGTGCCACCCGCGAGCGCGGTACGGCTCTCCTGCACGCACTCCCGCTCGTAACCGGCACGCGCCCAGTCACCCGTCGCGATCGCGTGGCAGAGCCGCGAGATCATGATCGGCTTGGGCTTGCCCTCGTCGCCGCCCTCCGGGCCGCGGAGGCGGGCGCGGGTCTCCGCTCGGAGCCTTCGGGTGGATCGTCGGGCGGCTCTGCGGCCACCGATCCACCGGCTCGGAGATCCTCTCTCAGGCCGCGCACGTCTTCGCGCAACGCGACCACCTCGTCCGTGAGGCTCGAGAGATCGGCCCGGGTCATCGCCGGGTCGGTCTTCGGAGCCTCGTTCGTCAACGCCCACTCGCCGGGGAGCTGCCGGATCACGTCGTCCCACGCGGGGCGGTCCGCTTCCGGGCTTGCCGCCCGCACGGCCAGCACAGCCTCCTGCATCTCGCGCGGGACCTGCCCGCCCTGGATGAGCGCGTTCGGGTCGGAGCCCACCACCACGGCAGACAGCTCGATCAGCTCGGCCTTCGTGACGACGTAGCCGTAGTCGTCGAGCCCGAGCTCCTCCCGCGCGTCCTTGTCCGGGCTCTCGTATCCGTGGACGACGTAGCCAACGCTCACGGCCCGGAGGAAGCCGGTGAGGTACATCAGGTACACGCGGTCCGCGAACTCGTGGTCCTGCTCGGGGCCTGCGAACTCGACGTCGATCTCCAGCCTCGGCTCGCCCTTGTCGGTGATGATCCGCCAGTCAACGCCCTTCCCGAGCGGGAGAATGCTGCTGTTGTGCGACCAGAGGAACTGCGGGTTCGTGGCGTACCGCGTGTCGAGGTCCCACCCGTCCACGCGGATGATGTCCCCGTCCATCGCCACGACCTCGGTGGACGCGATGAAGGTCAGCGTCCGGTCCCTGCCGGACGTCTCGCGGACCCCGCACGGCACGATCCGCCGCCGGTCCGTGCCGAGGATCTTCGGTCCGTCTGCCATCACGACCTCCTACACGACAGGGAGCGCCTCGCACGCGCAGTTGATGACCTCTTCCGCCGGCCCGTTCGGGTCGAGTGGGTACATGAGCCCATTCGAGAACGGCGTCCCGATGTCCACGATCTCACCGTCGATCATGTGGGAGTCGCGCACGTTGGGGCCGCCCGATGAGAGCCACTCGTGCTGCTTGATCCCCTCGGCGATGAGGGTCTCGTTCTTCGCCTTCGTCGACGCGGCGGCCGTCTCCGTCCGGGCTATCCGGAGCGACCCCGCCGCATCGTACTGATTGAAGAGCCGCTCGATCCGCGCTTGCAGATCATGGAGCCCTTCGCCTTCGGCCGAGCCTTGAAGCAGCGTCTTGCGGATGCCGTCCTGCACGGTCCCGACCGCCTTGACCTTCCGGGCGCCGGACTCGGCGATGATCTCGAGGACCGCCGGGCTCGTCATGTCGATGTGCTGGAGGGACGCGCCGATCTGCGTCTCGGCCCGCTGGAGCGTGGCCTCGATCACGTTCTCAGTGGCCGGACGGGTCTGGTCGGCCATCAGCTCATCCCACTCGCCGCGCGTCTTCGCGAGCCACTCGTCGACCGTCGAGCCGTCGATCTCGCGGGCGGCCTTCTCGACCATCTCGAGCGTCTCGCGCCGGTACGTCTTGAAGACCTTGCGCCGGAGGGCGGTCCGCATCTTGCCCTGGTGGTGCGCGAGGAACTTGCTGTACTCCCTCGCCATCCGCTCCCGCTTGTCGGAGCGCCGGGTCGCCGTGAAGGCGCGCCCGTTCTCCTCGTCGTCCTCGTCAGCATCTTCGTCGTCGGGCTCGTCCTCTTCAGCCGGTGGAGCTGGCGGCGGGGCTTCGGGGGGAGGGGGAGCCGGTTCCGGCTCCGGGGGTAGATCGGTCCCCGCCGCCATGTCCACGGTCTGAAGGGAGAAGGCCACCAGGCCGACATCGCCGCTCTCGCCCTGGTCCTCGTATCCCAGGTCGTGCCGGTTGACCACCTCGTTGAGCGGGACCCCTAGGGCGCGGTCCTTCGCCGCGTTCTCTCGCCGTGCGCCCTGCTCCTCCTGGAGCGCCTCGACGTCGACGAGGTCGTGGACAGCGCGGAGGTTCTCCCCGTCGACCCGTCGAGCGAAGAGTCGCTCGTTCAGGGTGGCCTGCATCCCGACGAGGTAGGGGATCAGCGTGCCCTCCCAGAACGACTTGAGCACGGAGCGCGCCGACTCCTTCGAGTGTACGGCCTCCCAGTTGCCGAGGAGGGGCGGAGGTACGCCGGTCGCTTCCGAGATCTCCCGCCGCGTCCACTCCCGCTGGCCGAGGTACTCCATGTCCTTGTGCGACGTGCCGATGGGCTGGAACTTCACGCCGTTGCCGAGGACGGCCGTCTTCCCTGACTTGTTCGGCCCCCCCTGCTGGTCGCGCCAGAGCTCCGCCTGCTTCTTCGCCTGGTCGACCGAGATGTCGGTATCGGTGGACAGGATCCCGCCCGGCGTCGCGTCGTTGCCGAGGAAGGCTTCGTTGTACCGAGCCGCCATGTCGTCGGACCGGATCGCGCGCCGGATCGGGGCGAGCGGGGACATGCCGCGGCGGGGATTGCCGAGCCGAGGGACGGGGCGATGGTTGAGCACCTGCCACGTCTCCAGCCGGACCATGGATCCGCCCGGCGGCCGGTACTCCCAGTGCGTGAGCATCCCGTCGCGCGTCTTGTCCGTGAACAGCGGGCCGGGCAGCACCTGGACCTCGACGGGCACGCTCCGCTCGTCGATGAGCCCGTTGCGCCCGTAGAGCACCCACATGGCCTCGCCGCCCGTCATGGCGTACGTCCACGTGTGGGTCAGGATCTCCTTCGTCGTGAACTCGCTCGAGGGGCGCCGGAAGAAGTCGAACCACGGGCCGGCCTCGACCAGCCGGGCGTCGTCGCCTGTCCCGCGGAAGAGGACGATCGGCACGCTGATGAGGTGGTTGACGAGCGCGCGGATCGCGCCGAAGACGCCGGAGTGTTCGGAGTAGGGGTCCTGGATCGCCTGCCCGGAACGCTGAACAAGGTGCCGCCAGAAGGAGCCGTCGTCGCCGGAGCCGGCACGGGTACGTGCGAAGTGCGCGGCCATGAGGACGTTCAGGTCGGGCGTCTTCCTGGGCATATAGCCTCACTCGATCGGACGTTAACGCCCTTAACATATCCGTTCAGCGTTAGCAAGACTACACGAAAAACACCTGCATCTCCGCGGCCCCGACCTCGCGCCCGGCGTATGCGAGCGTGTCGACCTGGTCGTCGTGCTTGCCGTTGGGGAAGGCGAGGAGCTCGGACTCGAGGGTGTCCAGCCAGTCGGCCCCGGCCCGGTGGTAGACGGAGCCGTTCTCGTACATGATGCTCACGGGGGTGGCCCGGGTGATCTTGTCGACGTCCGACCCGGAGAGTTCCTTGAACGGGTTTCCCATGCGGCGCGCCTGCTGGATGAGGCCCTGCCCCGACGCCTTCGGCTCGATCCCCTGATACCGGAGCCGAGGGTACTTCGCCCGCTGCTGCAGGAGCTTCGGGATCTGGTCGGGCACCTCGAGCCGGGCGCGGAACACGTCGAGCAGGAGCAGCTCGTGGTCGGGCGTCACGGCGAACGTCAGGCAGACGGTCCAGTCCGACGTCGTCTTCGCG